CTTTTCTAAAATTGAGACTTCTACGGTAAAGTATACAAATGACCGTCAGACAAGACCAATTAAAGATGGTCAAGACATCACAGTTAATTCTTGGACTCGCAAAGAGCCTACAACATTTACGGTCATTGAAGTGAAAATGATTGAGCCTCATACGCTTAAAAAAGGCGTTGAACTAGGTATGATTTTTCATACTTTATTTAACACTATTCCTTTTATCCGTGATGAAGAAGATGTAATAAAGCACCAAGAACACGACCAAAAGACGCACGGCTCTTGGGCTAATAGTTCAGCGCGCTCCGCAAAAGAAATTGAAGTTCAGCAACGAATTACACAAATTGAACATAAGTCTTATCCTACCGATGACGATGGAATGACATCTAATAGAGTGACAGCCATTTATGAAACTAAAGATGGCACAAAAATAAAACTACTTCACGACAACGAAAAAACAGCAGACGGAAATATCTCGATGACTACAAAAGGTTATCTTTTTGTTGATGGAGGAGTGAAACAAATTGCTGACCTTGAATCTAGTCGCCCTAATAATTTTGTACCTGAAGCGGGAGCGATAATAGATAGAATTCAAGTAGAACCTGAATACAAACGCCAAGGCATTGCTACTGCAATGTTAAATTTTGCTCGTTCTTATTCTCAAGACGGTATCAAAATTGACCATTCTTTTTCTTTGACAGATGATGCAAAAGGCTGGAGTGGTGTTGTAAAGCACGAAGGCGGAGGACACGACCAGTCCACTCACGGTAACTGGGCTACAGGTCAAAAAGGTGGAAGCGGATTAAGCCATCGCGAGATGTTTGAATTGAAAAAACAACCTGACCCTCTTGTAAGCAAAGTTTATGCTGCTGAAGAAAAAAATCATAATCAAATTCAAGATAAAAATGCAGATATGCCTTCTGCCCCTAATCGCACACAATTTACTAATTACGCTGATTACGACAAAGCCTACAAACAGTATTCAAAAGATTTTACTGCTTGGTCTAAAAAAGTTACAACCTCGCTAATTTCGCCTTTAGGACAAAAGCATTTAGATGGAACGCCTCGAGGTCTTAATGGTTATGTAAGAGATGTAATAAGACAAGATTGGTTTGTTGAGGCATTTGGAAAAGGTGGGGTTGCTGGAAATAATCTTGAGGTTAAAGTCTCATCTGCTAATGAGGCTGGGGCGTATCAAATTGGATTTAAGGGCGACCTACCCGTAAGTATTTTGAGAGTAAGCAGAGGTTATTCAAAAGCGGAACCTACTATTGTTCACGAAATTGCTCATTATGCTACAACGATTAGTGCTACTTCACCTCACGGCGGACACGGAGTAGAGTTCGCTCGAAATCATATATTCATAACAAGTAAATTATTTGGAGCAAGTTTCGCAGACGGACTTGAGACCGCTTACAGAGAGGCAGGTGTACCTCTTGGAGACTAAAGATTACGGCTGGGAAATTATTGACCCAATTCATCCTGATTTAATTCCTAAACCTCAAGAAGAAGAAGTTCGAAAGCACGGTGAACACGACCAAAAAACCCACGGTAACTGGGCTTCAGGCAATTATGAAAATCTTGCTGCTTGGTTCAAAGATGAAATAAAAGTTTTTGCGTCTGATACAGATAAAGAAGTTTATTTTATGGAGAAACTATTTAGCCAACGATTAAAGGGTTTCACCGAGGCTGCTCATCCTGAGTTTTCAGGAGCGATAAGCAATTATGAAAGTCGCCTTGGCTACGATATGAATGAGGCTCTGCGCGACCCTCAGATAAGTGAAGATGGCTATAAATCTACAATTGATTTACTTGATAAGGCGATGGATGTTGCTCCACCGCTATCCGAGGAGTTAGTTACCTATCGGGGAGTCAAAGGCAACGGATTAAAGTTTTTTGAAACTCTCAAAGTTGGAGATACTTGGGAAGATAAGGGCTACACCTCCACGACAATTGATGCTGGAGTTGCTCAACAATTTGGCGGTTCTCAACCTTATTACGACGGTTTAGTTTTCCGTATGAAGTTACCCGCTGGTACAAAAGGAATCTTTCCTGCGGGCTATCACGAACCTATGTATGGATGGACACCTTCTACGACTGAGGCTGAGTTCCTTATGCCTCGAGGAAGTAAGTTTAAAGTCGTTGCTCAACGTGGCAAGGTTTGGGATATAGAATTGGTAAAACAATGAACCTAGAAAAATTTCAATACTCATCCTCTAAAGGGCTTTCTCTCGTCCTTGAAAAGCACGGCTCGCACGACCAAAAGACTCACGGTAATTGGGCAAACCTCACAGTTGATGGGCAAACCGTTGAAGGTAGAACTATCACGGGATTGATAGACAAGTTGAGTGAGAAAAAAACTCCTGGATTCAGCATTGACATCCGCACCAAACAATCTGCTAAAGATGGCTTTATCGCCTCTGATGTAGGAGCCGAGAGAGTGCTTGATTTCGCGCCTCTGAAGGCTTCTAGGGCTGCTTTGAGGACTGCTTTGAGGGATTACATCAACGACCACGCTGAGTTGCTTGATAACAAGGGCAGTTTCTTCGGCGCTTGGGTTGAGGAAGGAAAACTTTACTTAGATGTCTCGAGAAGATACAGTTCTCGGTCAGAGGGTGTACGAGCAGGATTTAAAAACGAACAAAAAGCAATCTACGATGTCATCAATGACTCGTATATTTATATGAAGGATGAGGTCGATGAGCGAACAAACAAAGCCCGTCTTGGTGGAAACTCCGAAGCCAGTCAAGGAAATGACCGAGAAGGAGAAGGACGCCTTCGTGGACGAAATCTTGCAAGCGATAGAGGGCAATCTCTAAATCCCCATATCTGCCTTGGCAGGTACCAGGTCCAAAAACACCGACAAGGTGAACACGACCAAGCAACTCACGGTAATTGGGCAGGGGATAGATACCCAACCGATTCAGTCAAGGGCGCCCGAGATGGCGCAAAAGAATACGCTTTCAAAAAAGGTTTAAATCCTGACGAAACAATTGATTACACCAAAGTTGTAGCCAATCGCGAACGAGCAGCGCGTATCGCTGATGTCTATGAGAATCTTCCGAAGATGGATAGAGATGCAGTCGATGAGTACGAAGCGCTGGCATCTGAAGTAGAAGAGCAGTTTGATTTTATGACCAAGACTCTAGGAGTCAAGGTTGAGTTCGTTGCAGAGGACCCATATAAGACATCAAAGGAAATGTTTGATGATGTCAGCCGTGGGGTGTTAAAGGTTTTGCAAACAGAGACAACAGGCGCACACCCGCTTTTCTCAGATACACAAAACAATAAATTCCGAGCAGTTCACGATTACTTTGGACACGCTGCTACTGGTCGAGGATTTGGTCAAGATGGCGAAGAGGCTGCTTGGGTTCACCACTCTCAGATGTTTACAGAAAAGGCTCGCGCTGCGCTAACAACAGAAACACGCGGACAGAATTCATTCTTTAATAACAGAGGCAAGCAGTTCGCTGACCAAAAGGTTGCCTTGCTCCCTGAAGAGTTTTGGTCCGTTCCAGCGGTATTTCAAAAGATTAAAGTTATTCGTTTTGCTGCTGGATTAAAGCCAGTCTTAAAGCACGAACAACACGACCAATCTAGTCACGGTAATTGGGCGCGTGGTGTCTCCGCGGAAGATGAAGCACTAATTAACACAATGGATGGCGTTGGTCCTTCATTAGAAGATTTAGAAAACGCTCTGACCCCTGCGGAACAGGCTGATATGTCAGATTTAACACTTATGGTTAATAATGACTCAGGAATGTATGCCCAAGCAACTGATGGTATTGATGAAAGAGTTGAAGAGGCTTTCCAGGAAGCAAAATATGAGTATGAGGACCAAGGGGCTACCGACAAAGCAAATGAAGAATTAAGAAACCGCCTTTACGAAAAAATTCAAGACGAAATGGTTCAGGAATTTATCGAAAGCGATGATGGAACCTTGGCGCAATTGTGGCAAGAACAAAATGGTGGCGAAGAATTTAATCCTGAAGATTTGCACGGTCCGTTCGATGAAGTTTTTGGAATGACCTATGAAGTAAAAAATGCTCAGGGTGAAGTTGCCACAACCCTTAGTTCATCGACAACAAACATTTATCTTGATGGCGAGAGATTAGTCGTACAAGGCGAAGTTACGGATGATGCTGGTTTCCCTGCTGGTGAGTTCCAACGCAGTTTCTATAGAAGCCAAGATAAGGATGGCAATGAAATTTGGGCTGTTGAACACGACCTATTCAAAATGGACGATGATTACGCTGGAGTTGGATTTGGTTCAAAGTTTATAGCCCAACAAGAGGCTTGGTATGTGGCTGTGGGAATTGGAAGAATTGATGTGGGTACAGCCTGGGATGGCGCTCGCCATTGGGCTAAATCAGGTTTTGATTTTGATGAAAGATATATGAGTCAAAATGTGCGAGAGTTGATAAAAGGCAGAATGTACAATTCCGCTGATTTTGCAGAGGGTTCAGCAAACCGAGTTGAGTTTGATTCTTTAGTTTCAAAAATGGTTACAGAATATGACCCAACATCAACCACCTTCCGCGGTTCAACAAAAACAATTAACTCGGATGATTTCCCTATTCCAAATGATTTCTTGATGATTGGGTATGGCGATAGATTTGAGACAGGCACTAATCAAATTACTGGCAAGCCCGTGTATTCTTGGGCTGGGGCAAGATTGCTAGATAGCCTCAATATGAAGTATCAAAAGGGATTGAGCCAAGAAGGTCGCACAATCCAACAGGGTCCAATTGACCGTGATGGTGATGGCTTGGTCTACGACGGCACCCCTCGCGAAAAGCCCGCTCCTGCGGTAAACTAACCCTATGAGCAGACAAGATAGATTAGACGCGTTATCAAAACTTCACGCCTCGATGCCTGTTGAGATGGAAGGCTTGCCTGACGATAACGAGATTGCTTTCTTGGACAAGGTAGTGGAACAAAAACTAACCTCAGTTCAAGAAACTAAATAACAGTTGTAAACCTATCCGCTATCATTGCGGTATGGCGGATATAGCCCCAAAGTTAATTTCTTTAAGCGCTGAGAGACTACTCGCGCTGCATCAGCGTATCCATAAGTCTGAAGCCTCACCAGCGACAATCGAAGTTCACCACACAATCCTCAATGAGTTGGCTCGTCGCAAGATGGAGGCTCCAAAGGATGATTGGGATGCCTATGAAATCCTCGTTGATTCAATCAATGACGTAGACCTGACATCGCTTGGCTCTTCGTTACCAGCCGATATGGTCGCAGAGGTTATTAAATCCAGCGGTAGCAATGTGGGCAATGTACAGACTTTCCTAACTTCTCAAGGTTATGAAATGCGTATCGAGCCAATTGAGATTCCTCTTGACCCATTTGAGAAAATGATTCGTGAAGAGGATGGCGAGTTCACGGTTTATGATTCGACGGGACGACGCAAGTTTGGAACCTATCCATCAAAGGAAAAGGCTCAAGAACGCCTTGACCAAATTCACCGTTTTTCAAAGGCAGATAACACTCCACCAAAAACAGTTCGAGATGCTGCTCGCCGTGCGCTTGATTGGATTAGCGAGGGTAAGGCTGGAGGCGGTTTCACTTCAGTTGGTCGTCATCGTGCATCACAGTTAGCATCAGGTGAATCAATCTCACTAGATACTTTAAAGCGTATGAAATCTTTCTTTTCTCGTCACGAAGTTGATAAGAACGCAGTTGGATTTAGCCAAGGAGAAAAGGGTTATCCGTCAGCGGGTCGAGTCGCTTGGGACGCTTGGGGCGGAGATGCAGGATTCGCGTGGGCTGAGTCAATGGTTGCTCGCGCCGAGAAAGAAGAAGTTGCAAAACATAATCCAGGAAAGCACGACCAAAAAACTCACGGCAGTTGGGCTGATGGAATCGCTGAGGAAATCTTGGCTGGAGGACACCCTGAAGTTGAGCCTGAAAACTTATCCGCATTTTTAATGAAGGCATCTAAGAGAACCGACCACCCTGACTTAACAGAGTTAAGTATCAAGGGAACATTGCTCTATGGCGATGAGGGTATGGGAATTGCTCGCAAAGATATGCCTCAAATTCCTGGTAAAGAACGCGCTCGCTTTTTGGCAGAGATTGAAGCCGAACAAGGCGTTACCGCCGAAAAAGAAAAAATTGACCCAACAACCCTAAAGCCAGTTCAGAAAGAAATTTCCGCTTCTCGTTCAGGTGCCATTTACAATAAATTTCAAGAAGATGGCAAGATTCCAAAAGATGAAAGAATTCTCATTTCTAAAGATGGTTATGTTATTGATGGACACCATACTTGGGGCGCTGCTGTTGCTTTTTCTTTTGATAATCCTGGAACTGAGTTGCCTGTTTATCGTCTGTCAATAAATGCAAAAGAAGCATTAGATATTTCGTTAAAGTGGGCTGCGGATAATGGTTTTGAAGGTCAAGCAATTGACGCACCTGCTAAAAAATCATTTATTTGGGAACCTCTTGAAAAGCACGGCTCGCACGACCAAAAGACGCACGGTGCGTGGGCTAACAATATGGTTGCAGATAAAGAACCTGAGCAGGGGCAATCAAAAGAAGCAATTGCACTTGCTCGCGCAGTTCGTGAGAAAGCAGTTGCAGCAGAACCAGTAATTACAAAATTAGTTGAAGGCATTGCACAACAGTCAGGCGCAAAACTTGAAGGTCTTTCACAAAGAGTTAAATCTACAGATTCTCTTGCTCGAAAGATTGACTTAGACGCCGAGCAGGGATACCAAGGTGATAGAAAGAAAGCATCAGAAGAAATCTCTGACGCCAACCGTTACACACTTTCAGTTAAAGATGCCGATTACGCAGGTACATTGCAATCTGCCGTTACAGCATTTGAAGCAACTGGATGGAAAGTTAGAGTTAAGAATTTTTGGCAATCAGGCGACCCTTATGATGGTGTAAACATAAAGGCAGAGCGCGATGGTATTAAAGTTGAACTACAGATTCATACTCCGAAGTCATTCCAAGTTAAGGAAAAGGCTCTTCACGATATTTATGAGATTTACAGAAAATCCACAGATGATGGCGAGCGCCGTAGTTCTTGGGACAGAATGGTAAAGATAGCGACCCGAGTTCCTCGCCCATCTAACTATGCAACTATTCTTGGCGTCGGTACTTTGATTATGCAACAGTTCGAGACGGCTCAACAGGCTGGCTTGATAAAATCAACTGGGGTTGGTAAACTATCCCCTGAGAGGAGGGCATAACAAATTGCGATATTTTGTAAACTTTTACCGTAATGAGCCACATACTCTGTGGCGCTTCAATGTCGAATCTAACCGAATCCTTGAAGAGCGCTGGGATGCGCCTAACTGGACCCCGAGTACCTATATTGCACAGTATTTAGTAGATGGCGAAGCCAACCTCGAAGAGATTACTTTCGAGTTGGCTCAAAAGGCTTTCCCAATTGCCTTCAATGATGTTGCTAAATCAATCGGCTCTTATGAAGTATCTAAGGCTGAAGGCGAAAAGAAATACACACTTGGCGCTATGTATATTCCTGACCGTCTCGATGCACACAATGAGTGGACAGATGCCGAGGAGTTGCAAAGAGCAGTTTGGGATTATGTCCGAAGCAATGACCGTCGTATTCGATTACAACATAATCGCGACATTGTTGCAGGTGAGTGGGTTGAAGTTATGGCATTTCCATACGAACTAACAGTTCCAATTACAACCCCAAGCGGAATTATGGTCAATCATACTTATCCAGCAAACACAGTATTTCTTGGTGTTATTTGGGAGGATTGGGCGTGGGAAAAGATTCAACGTGGGGAAATCCTTGGCTATTCAATTGGTGGACGAGCAGAGCGCCTATATGTAGATATGGAAAAAAACGACCCGACTGCTACAGATGTTCACGTTGATACAATTATGAATCCTAAGAAAAAAAAGCCAAAGGAAACTAAATGAAAGACAAAAAGATTCTCAAAGAACTCCGCAATGGTCCTATGAAAAATATGAAAGACGACGAGTACGCAATGATTGAGGAACAGGTCAATCAAAAGGGAATCGCAGGTCTTAAGGGTTACGCTAAATCAATGATTGAAAAGGCTATGCGAGATATGGCTTATGCAATGAAAAAGGCTTCAGGATTAACGGTTGGCGATATGGTTTCTTGGCAAGCATCAGGTGGAACAGCACAAGGCAAGATTGAACATATTATGCGCGATGGAGTTCTTGGAATTCCAAAATCATCATTTAGCATTAAGGCTGAAAAAGATGACCCAGCAGTTCTTATTCGTATCTATAAAGATGGCGAAGAAACAGAAACTCTTGTAGGGCATAAGGCTTCAGCACTAAAAAAAGCCTGAGCCTAGACAAGCATCTAGGCGCCACGCACGACCAAAAGACGCACGGTGGAAAATACAACATTGATGATTCCGAAGGTGAAGATAATTCTGAACCAAAAAACTATAAGGGCAAGAAACCTAAGATTAGTTATGACGAGAATGACACCGAAGGCGAATTTGATGGTAATGCCGATGACCCTCGGTGGATGGATGATATGGACATCCTTCGCCCACCTGCTCGAAATAAACGATGAAAACAATTATTGATAGCACAATTGAGATTTTGAGTTCAATGAATCTCAAGGCAAATAAAGTTACTACGCCCCCTGGCTATGCAGGAATTCAAATTGATTTACCTAATGACTCCCAAGCCTTTTTTGTGTGGAGCAAAATGGATGATGATGACTTCCATTTTAGAACAGCGCGTTTTTGGGCAAACGACAATCCCTTTTCAATGTGGATTTGCCCAAACTTGCCCGAGGCTCTAGCCCAAACGAGGGTTTTAATAAACTAAAAAAGGGTCAAATTAGGCTTATGGTATTCTTCGTATGTTTAGACCCGAGTTAATTTTTTAGCGCGTTGCTAAAAGGTTATCTCTATTTCGTTAGGAGTCACATTGGCTGGTCGTACTCGCAAAATGGTGAATTTAGCCATTGAGGAAACTAGCGGGGTAGACCATCCCGCTCATCTACACGAAGGTTGGCTTGTAATGAAGTCCGCCGAAGAATCTGAAGTTCAGAGGGTTTTAGACGAATCGCTCACCGAGGAGGACTCCACAATGGAGGATACATCTACCACGGCTACTGAAGAGCAGGTTGTAAATCCTACTGAGGAACTAACCATCGCTAAGGCTCGCATCTCTGAACTTGAAGAGGCATTAGCCAAGGCTTCTGCGGACGCTGAAATGTCCGAAGAAGAAAAGAAAAAGAAGAAGATGGAAGAAGAATCCTCTGAGGAGATGGACTATATGAAGTCCGCGCCTGAGTCAGTCGTCAAAATGATTGAAAACTTCCGCAAGCAAGCAGAAGAAGCAACCGCCGAACTACAAAAGGAACGCGATGCTCACGCTGATGCAGAAGCAGTTGAAAAAGCAAAGGGTTGGGCAAACCTCAATCTCGATGCAGAAAAAGTTGGACCAGCACTTCGCCGTCTATCAAGTGTAGATGCAGACCTAGCAAAGTCAGTTGAAGAACTACTTGCATCTGTCAATGCACAGGCTGAATCAGCCTCTATTTTTGCAGAAATCGGCAAATCTGCGGACTTCAAATCAGGCAATGCTTACGAGCGTATGACTACGCTTGCTAAGTCAGCCGTTGAAGAGGGTGTAGCAAAGTCATTCGAGCAAGCGCTCGCTGATGTTGCTACAAAGAACCCTGACCTTTACAGCCAATACCTATCCGAGAAAGGTGCCTAAACTATGGCATACGAAATCTCCAATTACTCGGTAAAGGTCACACTTGTTGCAGGTGCCGACCTTTCCAGTAAGCAGTACACATTCGTCAAGTTGAATTCATCAGGTGAGGCTATTGCAGCAGCAGCAGCAACCGATATTCCAATTGGCGTACTACAGAACGCTCCAACTTCAGGACAGGAAGCAGAAGTGCTTGTTGTCGGAGGTACAAAGATTGTTGCTGGTGCAGCAATCGCAGAAGGCGCACAAGTTGGTACATCTTCAGCAGGTAAAGCAGTTGCTTTAGTTGCTGGTACAGATACAACCAAGTATGTTGTTGGCACACTCCTAACCGAATCTGCTGCCGATGCAAACATCGTCACAGCCGTAATCAACTGTGCGACTCCGCACCGTGCGGCATAAGGGGGAAATAACAAATGCCACAGCCACATATTAACTCCGTCCACGTAGACGCAATTCTGACTAACATCTCAGTTGCATACCTACAAAATCAGGACAACTTCATTGCAGACAAGGTATTCCCAGTAATTCCTGTGGATAAGAAGTCTGACAAATTCTTTACTTACACCAAGAACGATTGGTTCCGCGATGAGGCTCAACGCCGTGCGCCTGGAACTGAATCTGCTGGTGGAGGTTACAACCTTTCAACAGGTACATATTCAGCAGACGTGTGGGCTTTCCACAAAGATGTTGATGACCAAACAACTGCAAACGCAGACGCTCCTTTGAATCCTCTTCGTGAGGCAACAGAGTTCGTTACTCGCCGTCTAATGCTCCGTCGTGAACTTCAGTTCGTTTCTGATTTCTTCACAACAGGTGTATGGGCAGACGATGTAACAGGTGTTGCTGGTACTCCATCATCAGGTCAGACAAAGCAATGGTCTGACTACACTTCATCTGACCCAATCAATGATATTGAAGCGGGTAAGAGCGAGATTCTTTCAAACACAGGAATGGAAGCCAATACACTTGTTCTTGGCTACGAAACATTCCGTCAGTTGAAGAATCACCCTGACTTGGTAGACCGTATCAAGTACACATCTTCACAGACAATCACAACAGATATGTTGGCAGCAATGTTCGACATCCCTCGCGTTATGGTTGCTAAGGCAGTCAAGGCTACGAACAACGAAGGTGCATCAGAGGCTTACGGCTTTGCTTATGGCAAGGGCGCTCTACTAACACACGTTGCTCCAAACCCAGGACTACTAACTCCTTCTGCTGGTTACACCTTCTCTTGGACAGGTGTTTCAGGCGGACTAGGACAGACAATCGGTACTTCACAGTTCCGTATGGAATCAATCAAGTCAGACCGTATCGAAGCAGAAATGGCTTTCGATAACAAGGTAATTGCATCTGACCTCGGTTATTTCTGGAACACAATCGTCGCGTAATTAAGTCGATAGAAAGGGGGAGTCTTAATTGGCTCTCCCTTTCTTTCTTAGAAAAGGAAAATAAATGCCTCAAGTAAATCGTATTTCTCGCGGTGAAGTTTCAGTTGGCGGAATTCAAGGTTCAACTGGCGAAATGGTGTATGGACTAGATTTTGGTACAGCATCAGTAGACCCTGCTTCAATCGCAACAGTATCTCGCGGTTCAGTTACTTTCACTCTTACAGGTGCTAAGACAACTGACATCATTATCGTAAATCCACCAGCAGACCTAAACGATGATTTGATTTTTTGTGGTGCTGCTATCTCAGCAGCAGACACAGTTTCAATTTATCTTTACAACCCAACTGCTTCAGCAATCAATGACACAGCGCGTACATTCTCGTATGTGTGGATTGATATGACTGCATAATTATGAAAGCCACAATTCTGAAGGTAATGATTTCTGACGGAAAGACTCTTTCTCCTGGCGACATCGTTGATGTCTCAGGATGGCGTCATACAAGAAACCTCGTCTCAGGTCGCTACATCAAGTTGATTGAAGAAGATGCAAAGGCTCCTAAGCCTGTAGCGCTTCCAGTTGATGAAGAAGTAAAACCTAAAGAAACAAAGAAAAAGACAAAAGAAGCAGAATAATTAGAAAGGGACGATTCGCTATAATGAGTCGTCCCTTTCCATTCTAAGGAGTTTTTATGGCGTTCAAAACACAGGTTATTACAATTGGCACAACAGCAACGCTTATTTCTAACCCAAATCCAAGCGGGCGAGATGGACACATTGTTTTTCTGCAAAACTTATCAACTACAGTTGATTTTTATATTGGTGGCGCAGATGTAACCACATCAGATGGTTACTTTATGCACAGAGCATCCGCAGCAAATGTTGGAGATGACTTGCAAATTCAAGTTGGTCCTAATGAATCACTTTATGCGATTGTTGCAACAGGAACTCACGCACAACGCGTAATGTGGTCTAGTTCGTAAGGAGCGCAAACTAAATGGCGTTGCCTACATCTCTTTCAACAGCCACAATCGTTGGCACCTATGTTGATTTAATTGGCAACCCTGTTCGCGGTTCTTTGACCTTTGCCCCTCAAACAATTCTCAAAGAAACAACTCAAAACATTATTATTATGCCAGTTCATATTGTTAAAACATTGGATGCAACTGGCTCCTTTACTATTACCCTTCCCGTAACAAGCGATACCGATGTGGCTCCACAGCCTTTTATCTACGACGTTACTGAAAACTTCTCGGGCGGGCGCGAGTTTCAAGTAGCACTTCCCCTATCAGTTGCAGGAACCACGCAAAACCTTGCAGACCTGCTCCCAGCCGTCGATTCAACCACCGCTGCCTCTTATGTCACTACTGACCAGTACCAGGCTCTATTGACCCGCTACACCAATGCAGAGGGCATCCGTGTGATTGTTATAGACGCAGAAGATTACGAAGCCAATGCACAGGTTTATGCAGCAGCAGCCACGGCAGCAGCGAATGAGTTGGCATCATTTACCGTTAAATCTCTTCTATTTATGGGGGTCTAAGATGGCTGAACCGTATGTACCGATAGGCGAATTAACAGTTGCTAGTGCGCTTTTGACTGAGTTGGAAGTAGCAACAAACGGCGCCGAGACAAATGCTGACGCCCTTGATGCTGCTCAAACAACTGCTTTGACTTCAAAGAATACGGCTGAATCTGCTCTTGCTCAAAAATTTGATTATTTCTTGTTGGTTGGTGCTTGATGGCACTAGGAGCGAATTTAACCACAGTTCAAATTACTGGAACTTATGTTGATTATGAAGGAACTGCTATTGCTGGACAGATTCGCTTTAGCACTTCAGAAGTCTTACGTAATGGAACTGATGACCAAATGGTTGCACCTTCAGTTGTGGTTGTGCCTTTAGTTAGCGGTTCTTTTTCCGTTACTTTGCCAGCGACTAATGACCCTGATGTTGTGCCGAATCCTTTTACTTACTCAGTTGAAGAGTCTTTTGCTGGGGGTCGCTCTTACGAAATTAGCATCCCATATGACAGCGCTGGGTCTTTAGATTTAGCGGACATAAGCCCTGCTCCAAGCATTGATACAACCTATGTTCAATTGATTGACCAAACAACATTTAATACCCTTGAGACTAATATCAATACTTTAGATACCAATATCAATCAAACAACAGATAAAATCCTTGCATCAGGCAAATATTGGTATATCCCATCTCAGTTTGCTACCTATACAGCCCTTGATACGGCTTTTGCTACCTATACCGCTCTGACCGCTGCCTCTTATGAGTTGGACGGAACAGACATCCTATCTTTCACAACCTCGGCTCAAGCCTATGCCTCAACAGCCTCGGCAAGTGCCACCACAGCCACAAATAACGCATCCGCTACAATAAACCCATTGCTTCTCATCGGAGGATAACGAATGGCAACAACCTATAAGGTGCTTGGTCAAGTCAAGCCCGTCGCAACTACAGCAACAACGCTGTATACCTGTCCATCAGCAACCCTAACTGTCATTTCAAGTCTGACTGTTTGTAATCAAGCAGCCACGGCTGGTTCTTTCCGTATCGCTATCCGCCCCAACGGAGCCACTCTTTCAGGCGAACACTATGTTGCCTACGATGCAACTATCGCTGCAAACTCTTTTATCTCACTAACTCTCGGTCTAACAATAGATGCCTCTGATGTTGTAACTGTTTACGCATCAAGCGCAGATATGTCATTCAATGCTTACGGGAGTGAGATTGCATAATGGCAATTTTAACCAATGGGCAGCCTGAAGTAACTCGCACCAATACAGTTACTCTTACAAATAAGACGCTAACAGCGCCGACAATTTCAGACCCAACCTTTACTGGCACAACCACAAACATCAATACAACAAACCTTGTTGTAGAGGATAAGAACATTGTTATTAACGATGTTGTGAGTCCAACCGATGTGAACGCTGACGGTGGCGGTATCTCCCTTAGTGGAACAACGACAAAGACTCTTAACTGGGTAGATGCTACAGATGCGTGGACTTCTTCAGAACACCTTAACTTGGCATCAGGTAAGTCTTACTATGTAAATGGAACTCTTCTCAAGGATGTTTCAGAGACTCTTACAAATAAAACTCTCACGTCTCCCACAATAAATACTGCAATTTCAACATCGCCAGTTCTTGTTTCTCCCGAAGAGCGAACAACTATTAGCGCTACTGCTGCTGGAACAACAGTTCAATTTGATGCAGCAACTCAAGGCGTTTTATACTACACATCAAACTCAACAAGTAACTGGACTCTCAATGTTCGCGGTACTAGCGGTACAACATTGAACTCAATGCTGATAACTGGAGATGCAATTACTGTTGTTTTTATGGCTACAAATGGAGCAACTCCTTATTATGGAAATGCTTTAACAGTTGATGGAAGCGCAATAACTCCTAAATATCAGAATGGTGTTGCTTTCTCTGCTGGCAATGCGAGTTCAATTGATATTTATACATACACAATCATTAAGACAGCAAATGCTACATTCACGGTTTTAGCAGGTCAGACTAAGTTCGCTTAATAGGAGTCTTTAATGTCACCAATTTTAGGTTCCCGAGGCGTTAGTCCACGCGGATATGGTTTTGCGGGCGCAAGTAAACCACAACCACCAATCAGCGTAGTTGCAACTGATGTTGGTACTGCTCGAGCCTATAATAATGGTGCTGCAACCGTTTCATTTTCTTCAGGTGGAGATAATGGTTCGCCAATTACTTCTTACACAGTAACTTCAAGTCCTGGTGGTTTTACAGCAAGCGGAGCATCTTCTCCACTTACCGTGACTGGTTTGCAATCAGGCGTTTCATACACATTTACAGCAACGGCTACTAACGCAGTAGGTACATCTGATGCTTCAACGGCTTCATCTGCAATCACAGCAACAACAGTTCCACAGGCTCCAACCATCGGAACTCCAACTTGCGCTACAGGTCAGGCATACACAGGAAGTGCGAACATCTCAGTTGCATTTACCGCTGGAGCAACTGGTGGAAAGGCTGTTTCTGTTTATACAGCGACTTCATCAAGCACAGGAACAGCAACCAACTCTGCAAGCCCTATAACTATTTCTCAAACAGTTGGCAGTTCATACACATATACAGTTACAGCAACAAACGCTAACGGAACATCAACTGCTTCAGGTACAAGCGCCTCAGTTCTATCCGCTTCAGTCCCTCAGACACCTACAATCGGAAGCGTTGGAATCAACAGCACTACAAATGTGACTGTAAACTGGTCAGGTGCAACTGGTGGAAGCGCAATCACATCGGTTGCAGTTACAACCTCTCCATCCCTATCTTTGACTTATAGCGGAACATCTACAGCACTTTCTGTAACTGGTACCTACGCTGGTAATCAGGCTTACACATTTACAATGACTACAACTAACGCCTACGGCACAAGCAGTACATCCGCTGGTGTTGCATCAACTCCGAACCCTATTATTGCTGCGATGTATATTGCTGGTGGAACTTGGAACACAACAACTTCAGGTGGTAGTGCTACCGATTACGCCAAAAAGAATACTGGTAAATTTAGATTTGATACAGAAGTTGCTAGTACCACATCAGATAATATGACAAGATTTTTCTTAAAGTGTGGTGCTATAAGTAATCCAGCAGCATCAGGTTATATTGGTGGTGGTGGTTCTACTACAGGAACTTCCTTGGCATTTATTGGTGCTGGCGTAACAGCCACAAGTAATATCGATAAATTAAGTTTTGCTGCTGAAACTTGGTCGTCGATTGCTGCTACTGTGGCAACGCAAACTACGTATTCAAATGTAGGTTCTTTTGAAAATGGAGCAACGGCTGGATATATTGTCACCGATGGTGGCGCTACCAGTAGTGCAACCGTCACTTGCGTTGTAAATAAAATGAATTATTCCAATGATACTATCAGCAATGTTCGCAGTTGGACAGTTGGCACTAATGGTACTTACAATGTGCCTTATTCATACAGTTTTAACTATTTCGTAAACCAACATTGCACCCCTGAAATAAGCAATCCTGGTACAAAGGCATATTTAAGAGGAAACTCTACTGGTTCAACCTCCGCCAATCTTAGTTTCTACCAATATACTTTTAGTACAGATAATTACTCCACTACAGTCCATACGATTACTGGTGCTGCTGGATGCCATAATCATCAATTTACTAATGGAACAACAGCAGGTTATTCATTCTTAGGTTCCAATAGCGCAGGAAATACTTTCTATAAATTGCCTTTTGCAACAGAGACTTGGGCTGCGACATCGGCTACTTTATCAACAGCCAAATTATCTCCAAGCGCTAGAGGGTATACCGCTGGAGGCGCGGGCTATATTACAGCGGGTAGTTCTTCAGGTACCTATAACACAACTACCGATAAATTGACTTTTTCTACGGATGTGCGTTCTGTTATTTCTACAACTTGCAATGGAGCCAATAATCAGTCATCATTAGCAAGTGCGCATTAACAAAAAAAATCAAAGAAATGCTTCTCTTCCAAGTGTTATAGAAGAGAAGCATCCAATTTACGATGCCTTTAATCAAATTACTCAGGCAAGAACGCGCTATCAACTTGATAAGTTTGTTATTGGGCAGCACGATACAGATGAGCAACGCTATAAGCAGGTTGTTTTAGAAATACAAACTTTGGTTGGAAATATAAAAAGAATTCATCTTACAACAGAAAAAACAAAAATTTATTTAGATACTTTGAGAGCAAAAAAAGATGCAATTTCACAAATAGATGCTGAGTTAATTGAATTAGATTTAGAAGATACCAAATTGGGATTGCACGGCGCCTTGAAAGAATTAGAGTATCTTTTACAAGTATGGGAAAATTGGGAACATAAATACACAGCCGAAGAAATTGAAAATATGCAACCTGCGTATTGGAACGCTCGTTTGAACAGGCAAGCCTCTTTAGAAGCCATTGGTTCAGGTGGAACAGTTGCTTGGGCTTCATTAGATGCGCTGCATCAAATCGGGATGTTGCCAAGCCTTGACCCAAATTTTTACAAACAAGATAATCAAATCCCCCAAGATAAAAAAGAGGAACTTTTATGAGATATGCTACTTGGAAAATATATTTTCCTGATAGCGGTAAATATGGTTATACGGCAGACCAGGAAATAATGAAAAAAGGTTTTACCGCAGGGGGATTGTTTCATATAGACGAGAACACAATCTTTGGAACTTTTCAAGAAGGAGCCGATACTTCGGGATTAGAAAACTATGCTTTTCGTGAACTCACAACCGAGGAAGCAGAAGAAGTTTTAATTATGTTTGCAAATCGACAAATAATATCTATGTAGAGTAAGGTAATCTCAAAGACGGGAGAGCCGAAATTGCATACTGCAAATGAAACAATAAATATTGCTTGGTGCGATAATGGAATGACCGATGGTTTATTTACTCAGAAATTAACAGAATTAGCCCTTAACGGTGAGGCATTTGGAATCCCAATCGGAGCAGTAATGCGAAATTGCGGAAATCAATTAGCAAAACAAAGAATGGATATTATTGCTAATTGGTATAACGCTAATAACCACGAATGGTTATTAAGCATAGATTCAGACATTATTGTTGAGTTGCAAAATGTAAAAGACTTATGGGAGATTGCTGATAAAAATTCAAACCCTATAGTTTCAGGAATTTATTATCTTTTGCTAAACGGAAAAGAAGGAAAAACTCCCCCAGCCTTTTCATCTGTTTTTACAACTAAAAATGACTTTGAATCAGTTGAGTCCATAGACATTGAAAAAGAAGAAGAACTTTTTTCTGCCGATGCTGCTGGATTTGGATTTCTTCTAATCCATAGAAGTGTAATAACAAAATTAGTAGAAAAGTTTGGAGGCAACACCAATTTCTTCCACGGGCAAGCCAGCCTTGGAGAAGATATAACCTTTTTTAGAAATACTAAGGCTTGCAATATCCCTTTAACTATATGCAAGAAAGCAACAGTTCAACATATTAAAAGGTTCTCTGTGGGAATTGAGTATTTTAATCTACAAAAGGATAAATAATGTTAAAAGGTTGCTTTTATTTATTTAACATAGAAAAAAAACTAAACATACAGTTATTTGAATCTAAAGGCTTTGACTCATTTTTAAGACAAACCAATGCAAATAAATCTAAAAATTATTTAAGAAATCAACTACCTGAGTTAAATTCAAAAACAATAAAGATTGACTCCCAGGAAACATTAGAAGAATTTCTTTCCAAGAACCAAGAGTTCAAAGTAGACCCTGACGGCTATGACCCCGAGAACTTTGCACCTATTTATAGAAAAGAAGAATCCTTGCCCCTTGGCTGGAAATATGGGCAGATTGGTATATGGGCAAGTAATTACACGGCTTGGATAAACTTTCTTAAAACTGACTATGACTATGTAATGCTAGTAGAAGATGATGTCTACTTCAAAGAAGGTTCTTTTGAAGTTTTTCAAGAGTGCTTAAATGAACTGCCTGAAGATTGGGAAATTTACCATTTTTGTGTTCCAAGAGAAAAAATATATTTTAAAACCAAACCAGTTAATATAAATTCTAAAATATCACTTCCTTACATAAACGACTCAAACGCCTGTTACATTATTAACCGCAAAGGAGTTGAAAAACTACTAAAACAAGTCAAAGAAGGAATATTTTTACCCTTGGACTGGCATTGGTTTAAGCAACCCTTATTTAATATCTATTCGACAAGGGATGATATTGAGACTTATTGCGATTTGATAAATGTTCAATCAACCCATTGGGATACACAGCAATTCAAAAAATTACCTACTATCCCTTGATGTCATTATCCATTTATAGATGACATCGGGAGTTACTCCATACTCTCCGTCAATCCTAAAGGCAAAAAAATCTTCAATATGAACATCTGCTTTTTTGTAGTATTCATCAAATAAGTTTAAATCGTGTACATAAATCTTTCTGTCTACTCCGTAGTAATGGTAGACACATTGACGCGGAGGGGCTAAAAATGTCACCCCTTTTGAGTACATTCGCAAAGACATTGAGTGTTCTTCTCCGTCAAAGAAAAAGTTTGGGTCATAAGGAGTTTCTATGAAGTACCTGCTGTGACCAAAAGCAAAGTTACCTGAAAACCAAAAAGACTTACTCCCATAAGGTTTTGGAAATAAAGATGTTCTTATTGAGTCCACTTCTTTTGGAAGGAATTTAGTTGGCTTCCCCTCAATATAGATAGGTATGCGGGGAATGTGCGCCACATAATCCAACATCACACCATCGCCTGAATAGTCATAGCCTGGAGGGTAAACGGTATAGATGCAGTCGCCTACCGCATCTAAAGCCTTTTGGTAATCCTCTATAAGAATCAAATCCCAGTTGGCAGCAAAAGCCATATGGCTATCGAGTTGCAGGTAGTATTTATATTCTTGGTTTAAATTCTTGAGGATTTCAGCCCTGACCCAGCAAACTCCACGGGTATCTTTGTAGTTGATTTTTGTGTAATTTAAAGTCCCGCCGTACTTGGAAAACAATGAATCTAATTCGGGGTGGGCATCATCTTCGTTCTGAGAAAAGACAAAGACAGATATATTCTCAGGATTTTTGGCAGTAGATAAAAGACGCTCAACGGTTGGGCGCAGTTCTGTATCTAAAAATGATGCAATAGAAACAAAAAGTTTATCCGCCATAGCCGACATTATATGCTTATTTTTTGTGGGGGTATACTAATGACCTCAAGATAGGAGCAATAATGGCTGGCACAACATCCAAAGGCTTACGATACCCAACCGCAGGTGATAATCCTGCTGTTCACACAGACATTTTCAACCTTGCAACAGATGTAGATACTGAGTTAAATGACTATTTAACAACAGCCACCGCTGCTTCAACCTACATAACATCAGCCAGCGCTGCAACAAATGACAGCGTGGTTACTACTAATTTGTTACTAGGTGGAATGTAATGACTTTCACCTACTCGGGAGACCCAACTACTAGCACCCGTAACAAGGTGCGTTTTCTCATCAACGACACAGTATCAACTGATGCTTTGTTTACTGATGAAGAGTTGGATTACTTGATTACTGAGTGGGGTACAAATGTTTATGAAATCTGTCGTGCAGCCTGTGAAACTCTAGTCTCACGCTTTAGCCGTTTGGCAGATAGCACCTCAAAGAGCGTCGGAGACATCTCTGTTTCTGAGTCCTTTACTGCAAAGAGCAAGCAATACCAAGACCTTGCCAACTCATTCCTTGACCGCAAGATGCGTAAGTCCCCTCCAACAATGAAGGCTCATGCCAACAGTTTGCTCTCAACCAATGATAGAAGTGTTCAGGATTACAACACAGATTTCTATGCTGGTGTCCACGACAACCCAAACAACATCTACGACCAGCGCGTTCCTGAGTAGGAGTCACTATGGCTGACGCTATCTACTCTAAAGTCGCTGAGTTTATGACTGATTCGGTTGTTTTTACAGCCAAGACTTCAGTTGATAAATACAACAAACCCACTTTTAGCGGTGATACAACAGTTGTTGGTCGCCTTATTTACGACACAGTTAAATCTAAAGATGTTCAAGGTATTGAAGTTGTAGATGTTGGGCGTTTTATTACAAAAGGACCAGCAACAACAATTACGGTTTCTCATAAAATGGTCATTGGGGCGGACACTTTTACGGTAAACGCAGTAGATAACATCGCAGATGAAAACGGAGCGCATCACACCGTCATTCGATTTGGGCGGTAGTTATGGCGGATACATATACATTCACCCTCGAGGGTGATGCCGAGTTGCAAGCCGTTCTACGTGCAGCCCAATTACAGGCTCCTAAAGCAGTTGCCCAGGCAATTTGGGAAGAAGCCAACAATATCTTTGCTAAATCACAGATTCTTGTCCCAGTTGATACGGGAGTTCTCCGCGGTTCAGGCGGAGTAAGCGCCCCTCAAGGCTCGGGTCAAGGCATTTATGTAGACATCTTTTATGGTGGTCCAGCAGCGCCATACGCGCTCTATGTCCACGAAATCATTGGTAACTACCATAATCCACCGACCCAGGCTAAATATCTCGAACAGCCATTTATGGAATCTCTCGCTCAAATTCAAAATAACATCTCGCGTAGAATAATGCACATTCTAAAAAGTAGGAGTAACTGATGGCAACCATTCTTGAATCAATAGGCGATTATCTTGTGACCAATAGCCAAGGCACTCTAGGCACATCTATCTTCCTTGGTACCTTGCCCGAGTCCCCTGATGCCTGTGTTGCTGTCTATGAGAACTCAGGCAGTTCACCAGCCTTCACAATGGGCGCGGGCGGTATCCGTATCGATTACCCAATGATTCAAATTATCTGCCGAGCAGGGCGCGAAGATTATCCAACTGCTAGGGACAAAGCCGACACGATTAGAATTTTGCTCGCGTCGGTAGTTGAAACTTCCATCTCGGGGGTGCATATTATGAGGATTGAACCTATGGGTTCAGTCAATCAACTAGGAGTAGACCCAAAGTATCGTCCACTAATCTCGGTGAATTTCCGATGTCTAGTACGGATGTAAACGAGGAGTCTGCTCCACAAGAGAGAGTAGTGGACCCGTATGGAAGAAACGCAACAACCGATGAGTTCCATCGATGTTGGAAATGCGACAGGCTCCTCTTCGAAAGTGCAACGCGTCCGTGGAGTATCCGCTGCCCCCGCTGTAAATCCAAAAATAAATCAGGATGAGTTCGTTTCAGCACTTGATGAATTAGTTGGTGTATGGAAGGTTCAAGACGGCTGCTCGGTAAGAAGGATTACAAATGAGTTGCCCGAACCAGCACGAACTAAATTTAAAGAAGCATTGATGAATGAAAAGATTAACTCGGCTCGCCTAGTTGAATTGTTAGCAACATTTGACATTGCGGTAGGCTCTGATGTTATGCGTAGACATCGTAGAAGGCTATTCGGCAAAGACGGATGTAAGTGTCCAATTGAATCTTGATGATGCTTTAGACAATCTCTTAAAGACAACAGAGATTGCCTCAGTTCAAAAAACTGAGCCACGACAAAGACAAGCCGAATGGACGCCTGGAGTTACCTGGATGGGCGACGAGGGAACAATAACTACACCTCCAGTTGAGGGTGAGGTTCATCCCGATTGGTCGGGCGTATTAAAAATGTGGGGCTTGGACCCTGAGCATTTTGCAGTTGTAGAACCAGTTCTTTTCAATGTGTGGGGCGATACTTTAGGAATTCTCAATCGCCAATGGAAAGGCAAAGTAGTTCGTAAAGGACGACAAGAAACTGCCGACATTGAATCTCTTATTGCTGAAATTAAAAAACATAAACCTCGCGAAAGAAAAGAAATTGATGGCGGGGCGAGTCTTGTTGTTTGTGCCTCTGATTGGCAAGTAGGAAAAAGAGATGGTGATGGGCTTAAGGGTTTAGTTGGTCGCTGGCTTCAAGCAATAGATGATGTTGAGTTCAGATTAAAAGAATTAAAGAAACTAGGTCGCCCCATCGATTCGATTACAGTTCTTGCCTTGGCGATTTAGTTGAAGGATGCGATGGTCATTACGACATTCAGACTTTCACAGTTGAAGTCGATAGGCGTGACCAAGTAAAGATTGCTCGTCGCCTTTTGAGAGATGCACTCATCCGCTGGTCTCGAGTTGTCCCGTCAATCACCGTTGCAGCAATTGGCGGAAACCACGGCGAAAACCGTAAGAACGGAAAAGCGTTCACAACACTTGGCGATAATGATGATGTCGCTTTAGTTGAGTCCGTTGCTGAAATCTTCCAAGCCAATCCTGACGCCTATGGTCATATCAAGTTTGCAATTCCAACCGATGAGTTGAGCCTGACTCTTGAAGTTCACGGACAAATTATTGGAATCACCCACGGACACCTTGCTCGCTCGGGACAGGGAGTTGAAGGTAAGTTGCGTAGGTGGATTGCTGACCAAACACTAGGGCGTCAAAAAATCGGCGACTGTGACATCTTGGTGACTGGTCACTATCATTCATTCAAACTAGCGGATTGGGGAGGAGTCAAATGGCTGCAAGCACCAGCCCTCGACGGGGGAAGCGTGTGGTGGAGACAATCAACGGGGGAGATTGCGGATGTGGGAGTTCTGACATTCCTAGTGAGCAGTCGGGGAGTGTCGGACATCCAGGTATTATGAACGACCCAAGAGACATCGCTTTATATGCTGCTGAGTTGGTCTCAGGAGAGCGTCAGGACGCCTACGGGCATCCCTTGGATAACTTCACTAGGGCAGCGCAGATTTGGTCTGTAATCCTGGGCTGTGAGGTCTCAGCGGAGCAGGTAAGCCTTTGTATGGTTGGAATGAAGATTGCCCGTGAAGTTAATCAAACCAAGCCCGATACAGTCGTGGATGGAATCGGTTACTTCCTTACCCTTAATATGATTCAAGAAGAAAGACTTCGCAGAACTTCATAACTTGAGTCGGGTCGGCTCAACTTTGATTCGTAATAAAAATTAGCGCAAAAATAGAGACTGATACACTATGAGCAATGTGCGCTAGTCGCCCGAGTTGTCGTCTTATCTTTGTGTCCGTGTGACCTAGACGGTTTACTTGGGCTACCCAAGTGCCGTCATAGGAGGTAAGAATGGCTCGCTATCGAGTTCTACAGGGTATCGATTACCCACCCAACAAACGCGCCGAAGCGGGCGATGTTGTTGAAGATTTACCAGCCACATCTATTAAGTGGCTTACTGAAATTGGCGCGATTGAAGATGCCAATAAACCTGCTAAAACAATAATTGAAGAACCTGTAGTTGAGCCTGTCAAGGAAGAACCAATTGTCGAGGCTCCAGTTGAGCCTGTTATCGAGGCAGAGGGTTTTGACCCTGAAGCAACAGATGGCGATGGCGATGGATTTATTCAAGACGGAACCCCACACCAACGCCCAGTTGAGGAGACTGAATAATGCCTACATTTGCACACGGTAAAAATGTTAATGTTTTTGTTAATGAATATGATTTTTCTGCTTTCTTTAATGATGTAAGCGCAACAAGCACAGTTGAAACTTCTGAAACTTCAGCCTTCGGCTCAAGTGCAAAAACTTACATTGTTGGTCTACAAGACGGAACAGTTTCTCTTAGTGGAATGTTCGATGGAACAGCAGTAACAGGCACAGATGTATTTTTCTCAGCAGCACTTAGTTCTGCTACTAAATTAAATGTCATTGTTGCCCCGTCAGGTCACTCTAATGGAGCAAACGCAATTGTCCTTGAGGCGGATGACACCTCATACGAAGTCTCAGGAGCAGTTGCCGATGTCGTGCAGACAAGCGCTGAATTCCAATCAAGCGACGGAGTTGAACACGGAAAGATTCTTTCTTCAGGTTCAGCAATCTCAGCAACAGGAAATGGAACATCTGTTGATAATGCAGCCTCATCTGCCAATGGCGGAGTAGGCTTTGTAAGCGTTCCAACTAATACTCGTAATGGCAACATAACAGTCAAGGTTCAGCAGTCAGCCGACAACTCAACCTTTACTGATTTGATTACCTTTACAGTCGTTTCCAGTACAACCAAAACTTCTCAAAGAGTTGAAGTTACTGGAACCGTAGCAAGATACCTGCGCGTGAACTACACGGTTGCAGGTTCCACAGGTACCGCCACCCCAGTAGTGGCTTTCGCAAGGAGAAACTAATGCCTACATTCACACACGGTAAAGCCACCGTATTCAAGGTGGACAATTCAGGTGGAACCCTAACTACTATCAGCGATGTGCTGACAGATGTTTCATTTCCACAGACAATCGAGACCGCCGAGACCACAAGTTTCGGCAGCAATGCAAAGACCTACGTTGTGGGTTTGAGCGATGCAACTATTTCAATCTCAGGTAACTTTGATACAACAGTTGATGCACACCTCAGCGGGATTTTAGGACAGGCAGCAACGGTGTCGTTTGAGTACGGACCTGAAGGTTCAACTGCGCTAGATGCAAAGTACACAGGCGAGTGCATAATGACTTCTTATGAGAAGAGTGGTGCAGTTGGTGATGTTGTAACTTTCTCAGCAGAGTTCCAAGTTACAGGTGCCGTCACCCGTGGCGCTTACGCATAATCAATAATTAAATAACAACTTAATAAATCGTGACCAACCTAGTGTCCAAGGAGAAATAAATGAGTCTAAAAGAAGCAATTTTCAGCAGCGATGACATCACAAAGGAACTCGTAGAAATCCCTGAATGGGGAGTAACTGTCGAGGTTCGTTCGATGACAGCGAATGAAAGAGCAAAACTCGGAGAAGGCGCTGCTAAAGGCGACAAGACCGATGTTGCTGCAATGTACGCACTAACTGTTATTGCAACTGTTTACGACCCAACTACAGGTCTGCCAGTCTTTACAGCCCAGGATAAGGAAGCAATCCTTTCTAAGAATGGTGCAGTTATCGAACGCCTTGCAACTAAGGCTCTCGGCAACTCAGGTCTTTCTGAAAAGGCGGCAGACGAAGCACAAGCACGATTTCCTGAAGAATCCTGAGCGTAGGTTTCTTTTCGAACTTGCTGAAGAATTAGGTAGGACGGTGGGCGAACTTCTTTACGGGAGTCCCGCCCACCGCCCCCTATCCAGTATGGAATTAACCGAGTGGTCTGCTCTTTATATCCTAAGAGGGAAAGAGCGGGAAAAAGCGGAAAGAAAGGCTAAGGCAAGAAGATAATGGCTGAAGTTCCGCAGATGGAGATGCGGGCGC